CTCATAGTCTACCGCCTCTTGTTCGCAAATACGCATACTCTGGCGAGTTAAGCTTTTGTTTGATTTTCTTCAAGCAGTCCTGCGAAGGGGCCATGACATTTATGCCTTCCTTATGCATCCATTCTACGACTAACACCATAGGTATGCTGGCTACTCGCTCAGTCTCACCCCACGCGGCGTGTTTATCTATTTCGTTAGATCGCGCAATGTTGTCTTTGATTATTGGTGCAATATCTTGTGAGTGCGAGATATGTAGTTTGTCTGACATCTCGTCGTGCTTAATTTGTGCTTTTAAGTCAGACATATAGAAACCCTTAAGTTGTCATTAAAGTTTTTGGTTGTAATTTTAGGCATGTAAAAGGGTCGAGCGCCCAAGGTGGAGGGGCAGCCTTGGGCGCTCTGCTCTCAGGGGAGTGAGAGTTTTTTTTACGCTGTCAGTGCGTCGATCTTGCCGCTCGCCTTGTCGTTCTCACACACTAATGTGATTTCGGTGAGGAGCTGTCTTTTATCGCTGTCGCCTGTTTTTGCCAAGACAGTTGTTGTCATTGGGCGAAGCACGGCGCGAGACCAATACTCTGGATCAATGATCAATGCGCTGTTAGCTTGCTGCTGTCTTGAGGGAACGACCGAAATGGTCCCGAACGGAGTAACCAGTATATCCACAGAATTAACTACTGTTGTGCCGGTGCCAAAATCACGTTGGCGACCAGAAGCCGTAGCAAAACCTGCAACTACTGAGGCGTGTGATGGAGTTACCTGCATCTGCGTTGGGTTGCCCCCTTCCACAAACACTTTTTGCATCACATCCAATACCAACGCTTCTGATAAGGCGCGGTTCGAACCAGCGGTGTTAGTGGTGGCAGAGCTGATCTGATTCTGCGCGGAGGTCAATTGGCGTGCGGTTGTGCCGTTCCCAGAAGTCCCGGCCTGGCCATTTCCTACCATAGCAAATTCGATATCTCTCTTGCACTCCTTGCCTGCTTTCGCAATCGCCAGAGCCAAATCGCTAGAGCGACCATACGCCTCTACCGATTCTGCTGTACCGGATACCTGTACAACCTTGCCGAAGATCTGCGTGTTGGCAGTTTTAACTTCTTGGGTTACCGTTGAGGCAGCACCTGCGTCCGCTCCTTCAACAAGCGCATTCGCCGCTGGTGTGGCAAGCGAGTCTTGGAGCCATTGGTGCAGTGTTGCTTTGGCTGTTGATGTTCCAATACTGGAAAGGAAAACAGTATCCGTTGGCGAAATATCGTATATGATATCTTCAACGTCCTCCGCCTTTCCCACTTGGTCAAACGTCTTAAGGGTATTTGCTACTACTGGCATGTTAATTCATCCTGCTCAAAAGGGCCGCTGCCGCGTCGTTAACCGAGCCTGTCTTCTTCAATCGCTCTCGCGTCACGCGATTGCTCTCGGTTTCAACAGCCTTGGTCGAGTCAGCTTTGCTGCCTGACAAAGTTTTAGTGGCACTTGGCTTAATTTTCTTTTTAGCCGTTACCGTTTTTGCCTGATCAAATTGCATGGCCTTCCACAGCGCGGTAATCAATCGGTGATCTGAGACCTTATTGAACTCGTCACCGCTGACACCTAACTCAAGAGCATATTCTCCGATCTTATAATAAAGATCGTTATTCCAGTTAGGGATATTAGTCTTCAACACAGTCAAACTGTTAACGGCAGCTTCTTTATTCGCTGCGTCAGTTTGTTGCTGTTGTTGAGCTTGGAACTGGTCTGCCTGCGCCTTGATATAGTTGTAGGTAGATTGTGTCTGCTCATAGGCCGCCTTGGCCTGCTTGTATTGATCAGGTGTGTCGATGGCTACCTGCTCCCAGTTCACGCCTTCAAAGCGTGAAAGGTCAGCTCCAGCCGCCGACATCAACGCATTCATGGTCGCGTCAGCTTCTGCGGATTTAGTTTCTAGATCCCGTTTTGCTGTCGCTATATTTTGCGTTTTTCGTGTGTAGTCACTCTGGCGTAAGTACCCCAACTTTAATTCTTCGACGGAGACGGTCTCGTCACCGACAGTAAATCTTAGCTCTTCTTCTTCGGAGTCTTCCGCTTCTGAGTCCTCGGTTGGGTCGGTTTCGACCTCCTCGTCTTCTGCGATTTCGTCTTCGGGTACATCTACAACCTCGTCTTCTACAATGGCTTCGTCAGCCTCTTGATCGGATGTCTCGCCAGCTTCAGGTTCGTCCAGATCGGACTCCAACAGCGCGGTCAATCGTTCAATTTCAGTTGGATTAAGAGAGTCCGTTGCGGTTTGCTCTGATAATTCTATGTTAGATTCAGCCATTTTAGACCTCATCCTGTTGTTTACGCAACTCTAAGTTGTTGATTAATGTAGCAAATTGCTGAACGAACATCTGTCCAGCCTTGAACATTGAAAAGAGCCGTTCGCGCTCTGCGGGTGCATCCACCGGGGTCTGCAAAATTTGGTCAACAATCCCCTGATTCATCATTGTGAATGCTTCATTGAAAACAGCAGAGTTCATCATTGCGTTTGCCGCGTCTGCCTTACCCTGTATTTCGTGCATTTCCATCTCGTCTATCGTGCTCATAAAAAGTCCTTCTCAGGTTGCTTTGGTTTCTTGGTTTTTTCTCCGTCCTTGTCTACCGGCGCAGTCTCCTGCGCCTTGTAGGCCTCGAAGTCTTTCATTGCCTCTTTGTAAGTTGGCCTTGGAGCCTTACGCTCCTCGGCCTTCTTCAAAAAAGCATCAAATCTGCTTAAATCATCCAATGCTGACATTCCTCTTCTGCTCCCTTTCAATTTTCAGTTCCGCTTGATCACGCTCGATGTCGTGCAGGTGCTTCTCTGTGTCCAGCATCAAACGAGCTTCTTTTTCTTCCTCAGTGAATTCCTGTTTCTCCAATTCCAAAATCATGCGGTTCTGTTCCTTCACAACATCCAGCTCTAGCTGGCCCTCAAGCACCGAGACCTGACGAGCAGTCATGCCAGCGTTGAATTTCTCGATCTCTTCCTGACGCGCCTGCATTTCCTGTTGCTGCTGTTGCATTTGCTGTTGCTGCTGTTGGAATGCCGGATCGTTTGGATCTTGCAAGAAAGACGCACCATCTTTTATGTTCAGCAGGTCAAAGGCGCGAGACAGCAGGGCGTGCCTCTGCTGTGGGCCGTAGAGGCCTCCAACGCTCGGATCTTGTGGGTTCATAGAAAACTGCTGGTCCAGACTTAATAACATCTGGGCCTCGTTAGCCTGCTCCTCTGGTGTGAGCGCCACAGCAACCGTCATCTCGGTGCGGTCACCAAGCGCCGAGGGGGTGGCTGGTTGGAACTCACCGTCTAGCTGTAGCATCGCCGTCTCGTTCTCATATTCCACACCTAGGCGGTATATGTCCTGCATCAGAGGCTTAAGAAAGTTTTCGGCAAAGTTCCTGCACATAACCATGATTCGCCGGTTGGAGGCGTTCATAAACGTGTTAATCAAGTCGGAGCTGTTCTGCTTGCTGACCGCAGTTGTGTCCATACCGCGACTCATTCTGCTAGAGCCAGATCGCTGCTCTTTTTCTTGCTCGAAATTCTCAATAGCGGCGTATACGTTGCTGTTTAACTGCGGGGTGGGCAGTGGCCTTACCACGCTTTCAGGGTTCGGAGACATAACGTCAACAACCGCACCGACTCGATTGTCTAGCAAGTCGCGTGGGTTCTTGACCAGTGACAGGTTAGCAACCCACCTAGAGGTGGTTGTCAACATAAGATGATCCACAACCCCGCGCTTAAGGCTCGACATCGTCTTCTGTAAGTCACATAACTGGTCCGCCAGTGACATGCCATAAAATCTATGAGGCAGCGGGAAGGGCGTGAATGTTCTAAAGGGCATCTCGCTCACAAGCTCCATGTCCAACATGACCCGGCGGCTGTGCAAACACTTATAATAAACGCAGGCGTTAATCTCTGGGTCGTAACGCTTTATGTAAGACTCATAGAGGGTGACGTACTCACGGTCCTTGCTGTCGTTGGGACCAAAGTTATCAGCTCGGTTGCTGTCGATGGAGTCGCGGCCCAGAGAACCGTCCTCTTTAAACGTGTCATCGTTATCGAGCTTGGCGACTACATTTTCTTCAAAGCCCTCTGACAAAAGCTCTCCACGGGTCCGAGCCATTCGGTGCGAGCAAAAATCGCTGTCCTCGACGGTTTTTGCCCGTGGGTTGATCAAGAAATCTTCAGGCTCCACGGTCTCAACACATACCTTGGATGTGTCGATTCTACGCTTTGTGGTGCCACTGAAAACTAGCTGCGAGTAGGCGGTGCCGGTCTGCTCGTCTAAAACCTCAACAGACTCCTCTACCAGCTCAACAAGCTCAACATCTGGGGCCGACAGCATTAGGTTGAACTCGTTCTCACTGAACTGCTCAAACTCTTCCATTTCATATTTGTAGTCAGCTTTCCAGTACCTCTTAACAACCCCTGTTTTCGCAACAAGCGCGTCGTGGATCACATCCGCTAGGATCTTGTGTCCGTTGTTCTGCCTGTAGAAGTTATAGTTGGTCCATGCTGTAGCCAGCCGGGCGGTGTTAACATCGTCAGACGATTGTGGGTCGAATCGGCATATATTTTTGTCGGCGCTGAATGTCTCCAGCATCATGGCCTTCACAGCCTCGACAGCATCAAAAACATCACGCGATACATGGTGCGATCTACCACGGACCTCGTTACCCATAGGCTCGCCGTAGTAATATCGGTGGGCCTTATCACGCTGGTGTCCTACCTCAGAATTGGCATAGGTGTCCGCTGCGTCTATATTTCTTTCTAACGTCGAAAGGATTTCTCGCTCGTCCATCTCAATAGTCATATTCATTGCTCAAATATCCTTCTTTGTTTCCAAGTTGTTTTTGCTCTACTTCGTTCTGACCGAATCGGGTCACTGAGATCGAGGCGTAGCGAGTTGCGTCCATCAGATCGTCGAATTCTTTATGCACTCGTCCCTTCTTCCGGTGGTAACGACGAAACTCCTCAAACCAAGGGGTGAGGTTGCTAAACACCTGTAATCTGCCGGTTCGGAACCGCTCTAACATTTCCATTAAACCCGGCTCAACGTAGTTTGTGCCGTCCGCGTTTGTGAATCGCCCGATCATCAGGACACCAGCCTCTATGTACATCTCGGCAAGTGTCTTGCCTGAGCCTTTCTCGGTAGAATCACCATCGTGGGGGTAGATCATCGGGATTGTTTTACCGCGAGACTTAATTGCGGAGGCGTGGATAGCCGGTATCTCGCCCTCGCGCTTGTAGCAGTCATACACAAAGATGGTATCTGAGTCTGGGTTGTAGGCGGTCCAGACAACGGTAGTGGGGTGGGTGATTCCAAAGTCGATGGCGCACAATTTCTTGTAGTGGGCAGGTATCTCAAAGGGATCGCACTTAATGACCTCCTCGGACAGCGCAAACACCATGCCCTCTCCGAGCACTGGTATGCCTTTGCTCCTCATGTCCCGCTGATATTCGGGAATTGCAGCTAGAAGCTGCTCTTTGGTCTCTTTATTTAGGTGCTTTGCGTCCTCCCATGTCGCGTTTGCGAGGTGCTGACCCTTCTGCCGGTTGTCCATGAACTGGCTTACCAGCTCAGTTACGCCATTTTCTGGCGTAAATGTCATTGTGACGTAGCCGCCCTCTCCGCCGTTCCCTGTGGCGGTCCTAGTGAGAACTTGTGGATATATGGTACTGTCGGTTGGCTCTTCGTCTACCCAAATAAAATCCTGCGAGCTGCCCATTAAGACATGCTGGCCCTGCGTATAACTTTTAAAGCTGACTAGCGATGTGTTGCCGGTGGCGTATCGGACCGCAACGTCTCTTGGGAGCCTTGGCGTACCCATTGCCGGGGTGACCTGATAGACCTGATCCTGCCGAATCAGGCCGTTTCCGTCGAACTTGCCGTCACCTAAATACGCCCCAAACAATTCCTTAACAACAACGTCGCGCAATTGCTCACCAGAGACACCTAAACACCAAACTGACACTGGCTTGGTGAATCTTATGCCTTTCCACCACTCTGGGTATGAGCCGGTGAGGTGAAACGCGACCTCAACAGCCATAGAAAATGTTTTTCCAACTCGGTTAGCCGCCATAAGCAGACGCTGCTTGTTTTTTAAACCCGCTTTGTAGAATTCTGATTGCCACGAATATGGCTTAAACTGATCAAGTCTATGTGTGCGCTTGTGCTCTTTTACTACCGCAATAGCTTTTGCAATTTCTTCGGCCTTATTTTGCTGCTCTTCGGTCAAAACAAGGTCTTCTTTTTTTGAAGTCGTTTTTTTCAAAGCCGCGCACCATATGGATTCGGATATACCCCCCGTAGCCGCCCCATGCTGGAGTCCCGTTTTTGCGAAGCCGATCTCATGTGGCGTGCCGGTGTAGAGCTGCAAATTTCTGAGCGCGTGGGGTGTTGTAAGTCATTGATTTAATTGACTTTTTTATCTGAGCTGACTCGCGGTACAGTTCCAACTGTACCACGCAGGCCTCAGCGCCCGTCGCAGCAACATGCTGGGTTATGCCGGGTAATCG